GGCTTCGGCAATGCAGGCGTGCCAGATTTTCTGGTGTGCGTTAGAGGTCGGTTCATTGGCATTGAGTGCAAAGCAAACGGTGGTAAACCCACTGCATTACAACTGAAGAACTTAGCTGACATCGAGTCGGCTGGGGGACTCGCGTTCATCATTGATGAAAACAACGTAGCAGAACTACGCAACTTTTTGGAGAGTAAACGTGACTGACAATGTGAACAGCCCCGCCCACTACAAGGTTGGCGGCATTGAGACTATCGACTTCATTGAAGCCAAGAAGCTCAACTACAACTTGGGCAACGTGGTCAAGTACATCACTCGTGCAGATCACAAGGCTAACCGGCTGGAGGATTTGCAGAAGGCCAAGTGGTACTTGGAGCGTGAGATCGGTAATTACCCTCGTGTTGCTCCCGAGCCGGTGGCCGAGCCTGTAAAACAGATTGCGCAACAATTGTACTTACCGATTCCCAATCCGCGTGGCAAGCAGAAGTACGGACACCATGTATCTCTTACGCTTGTCAAAAATCCACGAGGTCGCCTCCCTGCGCGGGATACAATCCTGTTCAAGGCGTGGCGGTTGATCGAAGACTTGCTTGTGCATGGCCCTGCACCCAGACAAGTTGTGACCGAGGTACTTGAATCTACGTTCAAGAGGGCCAACCTGAGTAAGTACATCACGATCTTTCTGGATCGTGGGCTGCTCAAAGTGGTGAAGTAATGCAAGACCCGCGCACAGATGATGAGAAGGGTAACGCCGCTGGTGACTTGTCTAACAAAGTTATGGCGGTGGTATCCCAAGAACCCAACGCAATCATAGCCATCACATCATTGATGACTGTGTTATCCATTGTGATATCCGAAGCCGACGTGACAACTCCTGACGCTATGGATGCGTTCAAGAACTCACTGAAGGTAGTACGCCGTTCGATGCGATCTAAGAGGGAGCATTAACATGAAAAACTTTGCATACGGCTTTGTTGCTTGCGCTGCTCTGGTGTTTGCACGAGATGGTGAATGGGGTGGCGTAATCATGTCAGTGGTGCTGGCTGTCATCAACGGGCTGCTGTGGGCAGGTCACCGTGAAGAGTGAAGACTGGGCGTTGTGCTTTGTTATCGGTGCGCCGGTCTTCCTGCTGGCGTGGATCATCACTGCTGTAAGAGTGTACAGAGAGGAGAGAGATTATGACCACCATCACGATTGATCGGGCTTTAGCTTTGCAGATTTTGGAACGGTTGTTGTCTCAGCGGTTGGGAATAGAACAGTACATTGATGTCCTGCGCGAAGCCCTCAACGCGCCGCAGCCGGTCAACCCATCTGCCGAATACGAGCGGGGGGTTATTGATGGTATGCAGAAGCAGATGCAGTCGAGCGTGGATAAGGCAGTCAACCGGCTTGCCGCGCCGGAGCCGGAGCCGATCATCCACAAGCACGAATGGTTTCGCACGGGCGCGATGGCGTATGGCGTATGCCGGTGCATCCATTGTGGAGTATGGAACCACGAAATTGACGCGCAGCACGGTGAGATCGAGCAACTCAAAGCCGAGCGCGATGCGTTGAGGGATGCGCTGGAGTGCGTGTTAATTTTTGAGCCAGAGCATTGTGGGTGCGGTGAACCGATTTGCAATGAGCCACAACAAGCGTGGCAGAAAGCTAGAACAGCACTCAAAGCGCGTGAGGTGAAGCTATGAAAGTGTTCCATGTTCGTATCAACGGTGCAGCGAAAGCGTTCGCGCACCCAGACACTATGTGCCAGCGAATTATTTTGTACGTTCGTGGCTATCGCAAAAATTGGATTGGCCCATGCTGGGGGAAGCCATGACCATCAAGATCAAAGCGCCAAAAGCGTGGCTGCTAGAGGATGACTTTCGCTTTTATGGCAATCGCGTTAGTTCTGAAGAACAAAGTTATCGCATCGTCCGTGAGTCCGACTGGCGCAAGCTGATGGCGTTGGTGAAGGCGATGGAAACTCATTGCAATGGCTCAGTTGCCGTATGCGACATCTGCGAGGCGCTTGAAGCATTGGAGAAAAAGAAATGAATGACAACGTAAAGGGCGTGATCTGTTTGGGCGTTATCGCTCTTGGACTGATCATCCTATACAGTTTTGGCCTGCGCGACGGTCACCGCGAAGCCTGCACCAGCATCCAAGCTGAGTGGCGCGACAGCAAGTGTGTCAGGGTTGTGGTGGAGGAAGTGAAATGACCCGCGAAGAAGCCATGACGTTGCTTACTCGCCTGCATCTTATTCACACCGGAATGACAGGTGCTGGGATAGAACTGTTAATCCAAATTGTGCAAGCTGGCGCAGCCCATGAGCGCGAGGCGTGTGCGAAGGTGTGTGAAGCACACGACGATGATCTACGCGAATGGGACATTCAACAACAATGCGCTAACGCCATCCGCGCAAGGGGACAGACATGACCCCCGAACAATATGACTTCACCAGACCACCAGAGATGCCCAAGGAAGTACGCACAACCCTGTATTACTTCCCACACCAACAGAAAAGCAGTCTGGGTCTTCAGCCAACCGGCCCTGCATTCAGAGAGTTACCGTGCATGGCAGCACACTATGACGTGAGCAACAACCTGCTGTTTACACGGTTCATTTTTAAAGACGGTACATGGAGAGATGAGACATGACCCCCGAAGAACTGGCCGAACTGCATCCTGACCTGCTGCTGCTTGAGTCGCGAGAGACCTATGACTCGTGCATCGTGGGACTGGTAGAACGAGCGGGGTCAGCCCCATGCGTGTGCTATGACGTTAACAAAGTAATCAAGTGCCTGACGGATGGAGGCATGACAGAAGAAGAGGCATACGAGTTCTTTAATTACAACATCATCGGCGCATACATGGGCGAGAAAACTCCAGCATTCCTGTGGCCTTTGGAGGTAAAGGAAGATGATCCGCAAACCAACAACACCTAACGAGTGGGACTTTGAGCGGCGCATGATGCTCGATCATATCCGTGCCCTGCTGCTGAATCCCACAGACAAAGAGACTAGGCGTAAGGCTCTGTTCCACCTGACGGAGATCTTTGAGGACGAGGGCTTGGAGGGAGTGAAGTCATGAGTTACGACAGATCAAAGATCACGCATAACCTGTCCAGTGGAGACAGAGTGCGGGTGAAGGGCTTTAAGACGGTGACAACCGTGCAGGAACTTAACCCAAAAGAACACTGGGAGAATTGCGTGGTCCTGACTGAGCCGCTGCGTGGATGGAAGCATTGGGATGCGCACGAGTTGGAGAAAGTGTGAGAGGCCCAGTACGCCCTTGGAAGACTAACGAAATCAAGCTGGTGATGCAGTACTGTGCGCGAGGCGATAGCAAGCTGCTGCGTAGGCTGCTCAAACGTACAAGAAGTTCAATCATATCCTGCCGCAAACGACTGCGGCTTAAAGCGAGGAGTACGCAATGAACAAACTGGTAGAGGCTGCACAAGCCCTAGTCAATGCGATAGATGAAGGCCGTCCTGTGGATCTTGAGTTGCAGATGCTGCGCAAAGAGCTAAGCATCCCGCAAGAGTCAGGCTGGCAGTTCAAGACCGTAGGCTTTCAGACCGTGACGTTACCCGGTGGTAGGAACGAGATCCAATTCTCATTAACCGATGCAGATGCACCAAAGGGGTGGAGTGATGGACATTAAAAACGACGACGACGATGACATCATGATCTACGATAGCAGCCCCAGCAAAGCCGAGTTGTGGCGCGAGGTCAACAAGCTGCGTGACCGTGTGCGCGAGTTGGAGCATGAGTTGAGTCAGTTGAAGAAGCCTAGTTATTTTGGAGAGAAGTAGTGAGCATCATCACCATCGACTTTGAGACCTACTATGACAAGGACTACTCCCTGTCGAAGATGACCACTGAGGAGTACATCAACGACCCGCGCTTTGAAGTGATCGGCATGGGGATCAAGGTTGATGATGATCCGGCGCAGTGGTACACGGATGGTATAGATAACGTGCTGGCGCTGTTTGATTGGTCTGAACACGCCATCCTCTGCCACAACACACTATTCGATGGCGCCATCCTTGCGTGGAAGTACGGGGTCAAGCCGGGGTTCTGGCTTGATACATTGTGTATGGCTCGTGCTATCCATGGCGTAGATGCTGGTGGCAGTCTCAAGAAGCTGGCTGAGCAATATGAGATTGGAGAGAAGGGCGATGAAGTTATCAACGCGCTGGGTAAACGCTGCGCAGACTTCACGGCTCAAGAGTTTCACAGGTACGGCGAGTATTGCAAGAACGACGCTGATCTGACCTATAAGCTATTTGACATTTTATCTTGCACAATGGCAGAAGACGAGATGAAGCTGATCGACATGACCCTGCGGATGTACACCGAGCCAACGCTCATGGTGGACGATGCTGTACTGCTGGATCGTTTGGAGGCTGTACGCAACGAACAGTCCAGTTGGTTGCGTGGATTGATGACCGGCATCGGGGCCAACACCGAAGAGGAAGTCCGTAGCAAGCTGTCCAGCAATCCTAAATTTGCAGAATTGTTGAGACGCCAAGGCGTAACGCCTCCCGAGAAAGTCAGTCCCACAACAGGCAAGACAACCTTTGCCTTTGCCAAGACAGACCAAGGGTTCATAGAGTTACAGGAGCATCCAGATGTATTCGTACAGGAGCTGTGCCGTGTCAGGCTTGGAACCAAGAGCACCATTGAAGAGTCTCGTATTGAGCGTTTTATTGATATTGGCGCTAGGAATCGCGGGTATCTGCCTGTCCCTCTTAAGTATTACGGCGCTCATACTGGCCGCTGGTCTGGACTTGATTCGGTTAACTTTCAGAACTTACCAAGCCGTGACAAAGCCAAGAAGTCTCTGAAGAATTCTATCGTCGCGCCTGATGGGCATTACATCATCAACTGTGACTCAAGTCAGATCGAGGCCCGTGTGCTTGCGTGGCTGGCTGGACAGGACGAAGTGGTGAAAGCCTTTGCCGAAAAGCGTGACATCTACTGCGAGGACGCTACCAAAGCGTTTGGCCGCGTAATCACCAAGGCCGATGTCATGGAGCGGTTCGTTGGCAAGACCATGCGGCTTGGACTTGGGTACGGCACAGGGGCTATAAAGCTACAACGTACCTTGGCGCTAGGCGGCGCTGACTTGACTGAGGATAAGTGCGTCGAGTTGGTCAACTCATGGCGGGAGAGCAATGACAAGATCGTTGCGTTGTGGAGAGCCGCAGATCGTGTGTTGGATGACTTGATAGACTGGCCGTTAGACAATGAGGGCAACCCAACAGACTTTATCCATCTGGGTAAACATAAGTGCCTGACCGTAGACCGCACGGGTATCAAGCTGCCTAATGGTTTGTATATACGATACCCGGGGTTACGGACCAAACAAGAAAAAGACAGGCTCTCCAAGATCTACACATCTCGTAAAGGAGACATAAACCTTTGGGGCGGCGCTGTCGTAGAGAACGTAGTGCAGGGGTTGGCTCGGATTGTGGTGGGGGAGCAGATGCTCAAAATACATGAGCGTTACCCCATAGCTTTGACGGTGCATGATGCCGCTGTGCCGGTGGTTAAAAAAGCGGAGTTAACGGAAGCCCTTGCATTTGTAACGGAAACTATGTCTACTCCTCCTAGTTGGGCACTGGGTCTTCCCGTCGCCTGCGAAGCCAAATACGGGCGGTCATACGGGGAGTGTTGACTTGATCAAGTGGTCTTTCAGTGGCTTGAAGCAATACGTCAACTGTCCCAAGCAGTACCACGAGGTCAAAGTATTGCAGAACTTCCAGACCCAAGTATCTAAACAGATGCAGTACGGGACGGACGTTCACAAGGCATTGGAGGACTACACGCGAGACGAGGTGGAACTCCCAGCCAACTACAAACGGTTTCAGGCCCTTGTGGACACGCTCATGGAGATCCCCGGCGAGAAGTACTTTGAGTACAAGATGGCACTGACCGAGGGCAAGTCGCCGTGCGACTTCTACTCCAAAGACTACTGGGTTCGCGGCATCGCGGACTTGCTGATTGTGGATGGCGACACAGCGTTTATCGTG